CTGCAATGTGTGGGTTAGAAGCAGTGAAAGCTGGGTTTCTGACGAAATATGGCAAAAAAACGACTTAGGAAAGGTCGAAATTGATCCGGAACGGCCTTGTTATGGCGGTCTTGACCTCGCTTCGGTGAGCGATTTCTGCTCGCTCGTACTTGTTTCTCCGCGTGTAGATGGCGGTTTTGACACTAAAAGGTGGTACTGGTTACCCGAAGAAGCAATCGAAAAACGCCTATTTAAGGACGAAAGCACCATCTATTTAGACCTAAGACACGCCGATGAGGTCAATGTTACACCTGGTAACGTCACTGATTACGACTACATACGTCGCTGCATCACAGGATATTACGTGGAAGACGGAAAAGTAAAATGGGACGAAGATTGCATAATGAAAACCTACAATTTGCGTAGTATTGCATTCGATAGGTACAACAGTAGTCAGTTGATTATCAATCTTACACAGGACGGAGTCGAGATGTCTCCAATGGGTCAGGGATATATCAGTATGTCACCACCAATGAAGGAGACCTATCGTATGCTCTTGGAGAACAAGCTAAATCACGAAGGCGATCCGGTGCTGCGATGGATGGCCGGGAATTTAGAAGTAACTTACGATGCGGCACAGAACTGTAAGCCGGACAAGAGTAAGAGCCAAGACAAGATTGACGGCATCACCGCTTTAATATGTGCAGTGGGTGAGGCCATGACAGAAGAACAAGAAGACCAATTTCCTGAAGACTACACAATGCGTTTCTTATGAGTTGCGAACAAGACCTGAAACTCGCTCGAAAGTTAAACTCCGCAGAAGGATTTGTGGATGAGTATCAGAGTCGGCTGTCATCGCATCGCAAAAACGTCGAAGCGTACTGGTCAGTAGAGGAAGACTACTACAGGATCTTTGGTCGCAATAGGTATAGTTGCTATCAATCCTTCCACACAATCTTAAGGAGAATACTTAAGAGAAATCGAACATCGTAGGACTCATTAGATCCCGAAAATCGTATTATTGCGCTTATGGCTGACCAAAAAGGTTTATTTGGTAGACTCCGAGAGGCAATCCGACCTACTGCTGATCAGGAGAAGCGGTATCACGACCCTGCGTTCTACTATCCCTGGACTCCTACTCAGTCAGGCGTTGCTATGAGTCGCGAAGGCGCTATGGCTGTGAGCGCGGTATATGCATGTGTAAATAAGATAAGCAGCACAATTGCCAGCTTAGATTTGCACTTGTACCGCATGCAAAATGATCGCAAGGAGGGTGTTTATGATCATCCTGCTTTTGTTTTATGTGACAGTGAGCCAAATGCATACTACAACGCATTTACATTTTGGCAGTTTATCATCAGTGATGCCTTAATGCATGGCGCTGGATACGCACTGATTAAAAGAGACCAAAATGGCCGGCCAAAAGAGTTGGTTCTGACAAGTCCAAACAGTATTGTTTCTAAGGATTTAAATGGTCGTCGTATCTACATGTATGAGGATACGGAAGACCCATTGTACAATGAGGACGTACTTGCCATTGAATGCTTTCGAGGTGTTAGTCCAATAGCTGAACACATCGAGAACATAAGCCTAGGCTACGCTGCTCAACAGTATGGCGCTTCGTTCTTTGGAAGCGGTGGCAACATGAGTGGTGTCTTAATGACTGACAAGCAATTGAGCGAAGATCAGTACCGACGTTTGTCAAGCACATGGCAGCAGAAGTACCATGGCATGAATAGCAGTCACGCAACTGCCATATTGGAAGCTGGCCTAAAGTACGAACGTGTAGGTATTCCACCGGATCAAAGTCAATTCCTTGGTGTACGTAAGTATCAAGTCGAGGAAGTTTGTCGAATCTTCAACGTGCCTACAGGTATGGTACAGGTCGGTGAGCAGAAATACAGCAACGTCGAACAGCAAGACCTTTTCTTTGCAAAACACACAATTCATCCGTGGTTAGTAAGCATCGAACAGGAGATGAATCGCAAGTTGCTATTACCGGCTGAACGCAAGGAGCATAAGTTCAAGTTTGACATGTTGAGCCTTATGCGTGGTGACATGGCTGCTCGCTCTCAGTATTATCACACTTTGTTGTCTGATGGGGTGCTTACTATCAACGAAGTTCGTGGATTGGAAAACCGAAATGCTATTGAAGGTGGTGATCAGGCTCTCGTTCAGGTCAACCAATTGCCTTTAACTAGCATGGAGGCTTACGCTAACTCGATCACTAGTAACAATGGCGACGTACAGTAACTACCCACAGAGCGCACGACGTGCTGCACGTAGGGCGTTGCGCCATAAAGAGAAGAACGGCAGTGGTTGTGGCACGGGCGTAGGCTGGAATCGTGCTAACCAGATAGCTTCAGGCGAAGGTTTGTCTTTATCAACAATCAAAAGAACCTATGCTTTCTTGTCTCGTGCGGAGGTCTACAACCAAGGCAAGTTCACAAACGACAAGGGCAAAGAGATTTGCGGCAGTATTATGTATGCTGCTTGGGGAGGTAGCAGCATGAAGCGTTGGTGCAAAGGAATTATAAATCGAGAAGAATGAGCGATATTAAAGACAAGGATCTCGAAGTACGCAACCTTGACATCGAAGTACGAGTGTACGGCGATGACGAGGAAAAGCGCATTGAGGGATACGCTGCTGTGTTTAATCAAAGCACCCAGCTCGGTAATGTTGAAGAAGTTGTTATGCCAGGAGCATTCGAAGGTCGTCTGAATGACGATGTAGTTGCTCTGTTTAACCACGACCAAAACATGCCGCTTGCCCGTAGCCGTAATGGCGAAGGTACTTTGAAGCTAGAAGTCGATGAGGTCGGCTTGCGTTATAGCTTTACCCTGGGCAACCAATCATACGCAAAAGACCTCGCCGAGTCCATTAAGCGCGGCGATGTTAGCGGATCTAGCTTCGGCTTTGTTGTGCGTGAAGATGAGTACGAGCGAAAGAGCGATGGTGGTTACCTTCGCAAGATTCACAGCGTATCTCGCCTCGCAGACATCTCACCTGTTTTGACACCAGCTTACCCACAGACCTCGGTCAAACTCCGTGATGCTATCAGCGCCATGGAAGAAGAGGATCAGGTCGTGGAACAACCTACTTCGCCTACGTTGACCCCTAAAAGGAACATCGCGGAGGCACTTCTTTCTATTCATCAACATAATTCTAACCAATGAAAAATTCATTGAAATTTAAGGAAGAGCGAGCCTCCCACATCGCAGAGTTGGAGGGTCTCGTCGAGACGGCAAAAGGTGAAAGCCGTGATTTCACCGAGGACGAAGAAGTTCGTCAAGCAGAGTTGAACCAGTCGATCTACGCTTTGGACGACAAGATTGCTCAGGCTGAGAAGACTGAGGAGATCATGCTCCGTAGCTTGGCCGGCGAGGCTTCTAAGTCTGAAGAGCGCGAGTTGGAGCAACACGCAAAGGAATACAGCTTGCAAGATGCAGTTGCTCAGTTCCGCAGCGGTGGCAAACTCGAAGGTCGCGAAAAGGAAATGGCTCAAGAGGCACAGCGCGAGTTCCGCGAAGCTGGCATCTCTCCTACGGGACACATTCAAATCCCAATGTCGTTGACTTACCGTGCAACTTCTCAGTTCGCAGGTACAACTGGTAGCGCCGAGCAATCAGTTTTGTCCGGTCTCGTTCCTGATTCTGTTTTGGAACGCGCCGGTGCAAATCGCATCACAGGTGTTGCCGGAACAGTCATCTTGCCATCTTTGCCGAGCGATGCTACTGCAATTAAAGGTGAAAACACCACAATGGATGCTTCTTCTGCAATGAGCAAGGTAGAGATTGCACCAGTCCGTATCGCCTCTCGTATCGATGTTTCGAACCAAATGTTGGTTGCTTCAACAAACACATTTGACTCTGTTGTTGCTGCGCAGTTCCGTAAGCACAGCGGTGGTTTGTTGGACTCTCAAGCATGGGCGAACTTCGTAGCGCAAGGCGCTTTGGTAAAGCGTAGCACTACTGCTGCTGCTGCTATTCCCGCAATTGACTTTGCTTCTGCAAACGACCTGATCGGTGCATTGGGTGATGCTGATGCTTTGAGCAATAACGCAGCCTTCTTCAGTTCTTTTGGACAGTTGGCAACTGCTCGTTCACAGCAAGCGGTCACCAATGGCGGTATCCCAACTTTGCAGACTGACGGCACTATCGCCGGCTACCGTGCATACGGTCACAGCCAAATCAATGCTGCCTTGCTTACCGATACCGATGTTGACACTGCTGCCGAAGTTTACAAAGCCGCCGGTGCTGTCACTAACCTCAGCAATGAAGATGCTGCGCTGCCATTCTTCATGATTAACATGGATGATGTATATTGCTGCTACTGGGGTGGTGCAGATCTCGTGGTGGACAACTTGACGTTGGCTGCTGACGGTATCACTCGCCTCATCATGAACTACTATGCCAACTGCAAGGTTGGTCACGCTGCTTCTGCTAAGTACGTAGCTGTAGCCTAATCGTTCCATAGGTTAGACCCCTGGTCGGATACGCCATGCATGTAAAAGCACTGCCAATGTCCGATCAGGGGTTTTTCCTTCAATCGTTTCAACATGAATCTTATCAATGTACAAGGGTTCATCTATAAAGATGACCA